TGCCAAACAAATGACGGAAATACAATAATAGAACCTTTGGGTAGTATTTCTACTGCTTTTCTTAAATGTTTAGCTTCATCTCTTTGAGGTGGATCATATTGTCTAAAATCAAATTCCAATTCTCCACCTTTATATTCTGAACCATCGGTCAACTGACAAGTCATCGATAGCTTTCTAATTTTTCCATGAGAAGGAGTTTTAGGTTGGTCATAAACTTTTTCCCAACTATCACAATGCCAATCGTAGTATTGATTCAATTTATATTTTGTAAATTGACAGGATTCAGAAAAATCCCATTCAAAATTCCAACCTGCTCTTTGGTTGGCTTCATGAACAAAGGGATGTATTTCTTTATAAATCCAAGTGTCATCCAACCAGACGAGATCAGAATTTCTTTTATATTTTAAATTTCTAACTTCGTCTTTATTTAAAGGTTGTTTTTGTAAATTTCTTCCTCTGCCATAACCTCCAGTAATAGCCATTGTATCTTTTTTCTCTAACGCATATTTAATAACTTCGTCACAAAAGCGGGGTGTGAGTGCAGATTTAAAATACCAGAAATAATTAGATAAATTCATAAGTAGTCGTTTGTATAAAGTTAAGTGAATCCTTTTGATCATTAGTAATATAATACATCTGGGTTGACGGAAACATAATAAATTGATTATTCGTTAAAGGAATATCCCAGGATCTTCCTGCTCTTCTATTATCATCATAGTGGATTCTAACGCTGCAGTCTTTAACGTTAACTCCATATAATAAGGTGTAGTCTGGAGAATTTTTAAGGTCGGTCGCGTCTATATTCAATAAAGGAATAGAAATTTCTTTTGGCTTATAAACATTTCCCCACGTTTTTTTATTAATTAAAGAAAAGCCATATTCCACATTAATGTGTTCTCTTAAATAGGTGTTCAACATATCCCAAGTTCGTGAGAATGGAAATTCTTTATTATTGATGTGTGATTTTAAAATGTCGGATTGAAGTTTGTTTCGGTCTATTTCAAAACCTTTCGGCATTGCCACATCACCGTAATAGAGTCCTATTTCTGATAATACTTTCTTCTTCATGCCCATCCTTTATAAAAGAGGATGGATAAAATGTCAATATGATTGTAAAGATTTGATCTAGATCAATTATAGAGTTGTTTTATCCCAGGCGCCAGTACCTTCATTCCACTGATAAAAAGTACCCGCTGCTTTTTCTTCATCCGTTAGATCATCAGGA